GAGGGATTCTCAAATCCTAATGATTTTTCTGGCTTACCAGCATCCTCTAAAGCTTTGGATAGTTTTTGTTGTCTCAATACGTAATTATTTTTAGTCACAGTATATGATCGGTTAACCTCGTTAAGTTTATAACGTAGGTATTTGATTACCTTGTGGTTATCCATTAGTTCTGACCCTTCAACGTTAGCTCTTTTAGGACTATACCCTGCAGCTAGTGCGGCATCTGTGTATGTAGTTCTACCTTGATTGTAGACTAAGTAGTCTACGAATCTTCGCTGCATTTCAGTAAGGGCATCTACTGGATGTGCCTTCTTTTTGACAACTTCATGACTCATACTTGCTTTATATATAAAATCTTATATAAACGCAATAGATGAGAGCGAAAGAATTAAGACAGTATTTGGATAAATTTTTAGTGTCACCCGCAGCCCAGCAAGCCAGAGTGCAAATTGAAATGTCTAATGGAGAAAAATTAGACCTTTGTGAAATTCAGTTGTTGCAATCTAGAGTGATTGGAGATAGAGACACTCATATTTTAAATCTTAAAGGGGTAAAACTTGGTGGCACTTGGAAAATGCCCAAGATCATAGGCAAACTTTAGTTGAGGTTACCTTGGTAAAACCTGAAACTAAATTTTGGAATGAGCTTAAAAGAAATACAAATAAAATTATCTGGACACGCCTGGAAAATAAAGCTTTATTTGGTACTCCTGATTTATTGGGTTATTCTCCTAACAACAACTTTTTTACAGTAGAACTTAAGGTAGCAAAAGGTAATAAGATTATCTTTTCTCCCCATCAAATTAGCTTTCACATGAAACATAATTTGAATACATTTATTCTTGTTGCTTGTTCCCTGGACAAGGGGAAGTTTCGCTTGTACCCTGGATCTTCGATCCTGGAGCTTGTGGACTTGGGCTTGAAGCTTGAGCCTTTGAGGGAAGGCTTGAAGGCTTGCTGCCTGAAGCTTGAGAGCTTGTAAGCTTGCGAGCTTGAGCTCTTAATTTTTTATAATAATTCGGATGCCTCCATACGTGAGTCATATTCATTTAGTGTTTACCATAACATATGTTAGCTGTGTCCCTGGACCAGCATGCGCGACAGCTGCCGCATTCGTTGCCTTGATCAGGCGCCGGGCAGGTCCTGTCTTCAGGCTTCGTTGATACAGTCGACGTCCACGGCCAGTGCTTCACCGGTCCCTGGTCAATCATATGTGAAGAGATTCTAATTATTAAATTTGGCGGAATTACGTCAGGATCCATTAAAGTTAAAAATTTAACTTCTCTAGTTGGCATCCAGTGCCTGGTCCCCGGTGTACGCTTGCACACTTCAAAAATATTTTTTAAATGCTCCGGGCTCTGTATGTCTCCTGAGTCGTGCCACCTGAACCAGGCCTCACCTGTGATCAGTGTTACCATGGCGTCGACCCAGCGCGGGTCCGTTAATGCTTGCAACCTACGGTTGAGCGCCTCTTTTACATTTTTAAATCTATATCTACCCTTCATGGCATAACAGCCAGCGCAGACAGAGCCGGGGACCTTCTGCAGCTTCACGCCTGTAATACAGCGCCAGGCTGGCAGGTTGTGCGCCGGTCCGGGCATCTTGGATGGGGCACTGAGGCCGCCGGTGATTTGTCTTGCTTCTTTTTTTAGCATAATTTTCCTTTCGTTTTTAAAATCTTATAATATCCTACAGCTTGGGACCTGTCAAGCTTGGGAGCTTGCGGGCTTGCAGCTTGTAGCTTTCCGGGCGGGCCCACCCTAAAAAAAAATAGGGCCGGGCGCATTGCTGCGCCCTGGTCCATTCCTAACAGATTGGAATTAGTTTGATTTTTTAACTTTGCCACCCTGAATCTCAATGTCGTCTTGGTCGAAGCCTGCTTTGCTTAGCAAGTTTCCTATTTGTGAGATCATCTTAACCTCAGCGTGCTTTTCGTGTTTGTCTTTGTATTTAATATATTCCTTGTTCATGATCACAGGCTCAAATTTAGAGTGATACCAAATACCACCATCATAAGAGTTTTGTAGTTTTTCTGTGGGAATATATTGAGAAGTTGATACATGCCATCTATTGTCTTTGAATATATAAATATATTCAATATGACAGTCGCCTCTCATATTATACATATACATCCACTCATCTCTGTAGGTTTTGGCTAGATCTTCTTCTCTGTCCCAGTCTCTTCCATAAAAGCTACACTCATCGATAGTGTCGCCCAGGTAACTGGCGTCTCCATGCTCAAAAAGTTTTTCTGCTAGCTGTCTATTGTTATAATGATCAACCAGGCATTTTCCAACGCCATATGGATAACCATCAGAGTGAACGTATATTACTTTCACCTTCTTAGTCTTCGGATCTTCTATTGCTATATTACTTCTTGTACTCATAATTGTTTTTCCTTTCTGTTGTTATCTTATATTATATAGGATCAAGTGTCAAGCCGTCCTGCGCAGGCGAGGGTCTTCCTTGTAGTTACATATGATATACTACAATCCCAGCCAGATATGGCTCACGACCTGAACTATAGTGGGTTAAATCCCACAGCGACCAGCTTGAACCCTGATTCCTGACCAGTTGTCGCGCAACGTAGCATTCTCAATTACTGCTTCTGCTTATTGCTACGCCAGTAATCACAACTGATCCCAGATCCATACTCTTCACGTCGGGCTTATCTAGAATCCACTGACACTAATAATATGGATCTGGGATCAGTGCTTGACAGCTTGTAAGCTGTCAAACTCATGTCCCACTAGTTTAGAATAATTCTAAACTAATTCATATAATTTTTTCCTTTCTGTTACGCAATCTGTGGTTGCGTTTTTATACTGCCAACCACAGATTAGCTTAGATTGATATTTAAGTTTTTATAAATAAATATAAATTAACATATAATCCTATTGACATTGTTTGTCAAGTAGTTTATAAAATATTTATGCAAAATAAAAAAATAAAACAGAAAGGAAAAAAATGAGTAGAATAAGACTAAACCAAGAGTATCGGAACAAGATCGCTAATCGTATGAGAGTACATTTAGAGGCAGAAGATACTATTGAAAAACAAAAGTATGACGAACTGAAAGCAAATCAGATTGACATAAATGACAATGCTTGGAAAGTTGCAGAAAAAATAGTAAGGCGACATTATACAGATGAAGATGTTAAAAAGGCACAATATCTGCAAGACAAGTTTGAAAATGTAGATACTATCGCAAAGGATAGTTGTTTCCATTTTCATTATTTGGGTACTGTTGAAGATAGAGATTATGACAACAATCCAATAACGAAAGAAAAAAACATTGAAAAACATTTCGACTTTAGACTAGACGGCTCTATTGATACTGATAGCAATTCATCACATAGTGTTGATGATAAAGGTTATGGCTATGCTTTATTTCGTGATGAACTTAAAGCACAAGATAATTGCAACCCAGATATTTTGATTGAACAAGAGGGTAAAGATAGCAACCCACATAAAACAAAATATGTTGATAATAACAATAAATATCTTGGCGACGACGATACTGGTTATGGTAAACAATGGAACGAAAAATACCAATTAGATTTAATTGGTAGAAATTATTGTCGTGATAGATCAATTGCTTGTACTGAACAAGAATTTATGATGTTGCAAGAGTGGAAACAAGCCAAAGGTCAATTTGTAATTGCTCATCATAATTGGATTTCATCTATATTAAAACAGATGAAAGAAATTAAACTTGGTCTAAAAGGTTATAAATATTTAGACGAGGCGATTGAGCTTTCAACTGAACTTGGCTTGAATATTTCAGACGCCGAAATAATCAGGACCAATTCTACTGGTTTAACTATCTACAATCCTAAAAATCTAGCAGATAGAATAAAAGGAATGAAGAACAAAAAGGTCAAAACTAAGGCAGAAAAAATAGCCGAAAGAATGGCATATATGCAACAATCAGAAGTTGCAAATTAATTCATTTTGACTATTGACAATCTGGGGTATTTAATATAATATCCCAGATATAACAGAAAGGAAAAAATGACAGATAAAGTAAATACTCAAATCAACATACCAGAAAATTTTGTTATTACTTATTATGCAGATAAGCATAAAAAGATAATCACAAGAAATGGTACTTGGTTAAAACCAAATACAGATACAATAGGAAAAGTACAGATTTCTAAAAATGGTGTACTTATGTTTTACTATTGGGATATTGACGCTGAACCAGATGAAAAAGGCAATCAATGGCGTTGCGCAAAAAATCCAATGACAATAAAAGCAATCCAAACAATAGAGGTAGAAAATGACAAATAAAAAATGGTTAGTAATTGAAAGAACTCATTACGGCGAAAATAACGACAGTTTTTCAATTTCTAAAATTGCAGATACAATAGAACAAGCAACTAAATTCCAAATACATTTAGAGGCTTTAAATGATAAAAAAAATAGAACTTACTTTTTAGCAAGTGATATTGACACCATTATGAATAGGGTTATTACTTCACATAATAAATCAGTTGAGGAAAAACCTCTAGTATTAAAAGATGAAGTTGAAACTACTTCATCAGAAATGCCATTTTAATATGATAGATTACAATTTAGTCCTATACATAGGTATAGGGCTAATTGTTTTTGGTTTTGTTTTATTTTTAGTATCTGCACATTTTGAGAGAGAGGCAGAAATAAAACTTTTTAAACTAGAACAATTAGACAAAGCATTTAGAAAGGCAAAAGAAAATGAGCGACTATAATTGGTGTCATGGTCCTGAGTGTCATACTCAACAAACACAATCAAGAGTGCGAGGCTCAGGCGACAATAAAGTTTTAAGAACTATTAAAATAAAACAAGGCAGATACAATGGTTATCAAAATGGTATCTGGGATTATTTCTGTAACAACAGATGTTTGTTTGATTTTATTAGAGAGCATATAACTAGTATCGTGGCTATTGCACCAAGGTCCAAGGCTCTTGAAACACCGATCAAGGTTAAAAAAGAAAAGTACGAGAGTTATAGATATGATTATAATAGTGGACCGAATAACGAAACACAACGAGTACCATATATGGCAACAAGAACTACAATAAAAGGAATAGATGAATAAATAACCCATGCAATAAACACATACACCACATATAGTTGTCAAGAACTATATCCTACATAATCCTACGCATAATGTCGCAGGTGGCAAAAATGCAACAGCACAATATCTAGTGGGCGGGCCCACCCCATACCATAGAGGTACCACGGGCGGGCCCACCCCAATCCGGAAACAGGGAGGGCCCACCCCCTTTAAATAAAAAAGGGGTCCCAAGTCTACCCTTTATTGATTAATTCAGACGGTTAAGGTATAACTTTTCAAAACATATTTGAGATATGCAAGATACGGAAAATATTACAAAAAATTTAGAGGGATTGACCCCAGAAGAAAGCGCTCAACTAATAGAACTTGAAAGAAGTGTAGCGATAGATGAAGCTAAACCAAATATTACAAAAAATTTTTTAAGTTTTGTAAAGTACGTTTGGCCTGAATTTATAGAGGGGTCTCATCACAAAATTATTAATAAAAAATTTAATGATCTCGCTAGTGGGAAAATTAAACGACTAATCATTA